CGACTTAAGCAAAGAGCTAAAGCAAATAGATGCTATATTGTATTACGATAGTTACAAAAAATCTTTAACTAAAGAAAAAAAGATAGAGTTGGAAAACAGAGCATCACATATTAGAAGCATAATTATTAACATACAATAAAATGAAAACAAGATTAATGACTAATAAAAACAGAAGTTCTTTTAGGCTTGATGTAATACAACATAATAATTTAAAACAATTTCATTTTAACAACAAAAAAGAAGCCTTACAATATCAAAAAGAATTAACTAATAAATAAACAACAGCGCGCGCATGCGCGCTTTAAATATTAATAAAATGAAAAAGACAAAAACTGGGTTACACATCCAAACACGCAAAAATAGAATAGAGGTTTACACACAGAAAGAGTTGGAAGCCAAAGAACTTAAAAAAGAACTGCAAAGAGAAAGAATTATACAAGGTGCTATTATATTTATGTTAGCCTTGTGTGTGGCTTTTGGTTACTTAATTGGTTCTGAAAGTTAGAATGGATTTACTACAAAAACAATCTTACGGACTGTGGTACTCATTCTTAATTGAGAAACTTATTGATTGGCAAGAGGCTAAACCTAACAACAAAGATTTAAAGAATTGTGTTAAGGCAATTACAGAAATAGGAATACTCTCAAGCCAGTTAATTACAGAGGTAGAGATACTAACCAAGAAAGTAGATTTAATAAGAAACGAAAAAAACAAAGAGATACAAAAACTAAAACAAGAACTAAAACAATATGAAATCTAAAATAAAACTATTAGACAATAAGTACTACGACAAAGCAGAACTGCTTAAGCGTATGGAAGATGACACCTTTTACTATGGAGAACTAAATACTCTTGCGCTTAGTAGTAGTAGCCTTAAACAGCTTCTATCAAGTCCTAAGACATATAAGTTTAGTTTAGAGTATGGGAGTGGCGAAAGCCAAGCTTTAAGGGATGGGTGGTTATTCCACACCGCCATATTAGAGCCAGAGGTATTTGCAGCACAAACCTTTATAGATGTGCAAAGCAAGAACACAAAGAAGTTTAGAGATGCCAAAGCTGAAAACCCAAGAGTATTTACTGCAAAAGAGCGTAGTGATGCTGATAGGCTTGTAGATGCGTTTTACCGCAACGAACACGCAAAAGAATTAATTACTAAAGCAGAGTTTGAAGTACCAGCAATAGATAACGTATTAAGTTTTCCTTTTAGAGGTAAGGCAGATGTATTAGCTGACAATAGAATAGTAGATTTGAAAACTACTGCATCAAGCGTAAAAGACTTTAGCTACTCGGCACAAAAATATTCTTATGATGTACAATGCTATCTGTATTGTAATTTGTTTAACAAAGATTTTAAGTCGTTTTATTTTTTAGTACTTGATAAAAAAAGCCTTGACATTGGTATTTTTAACTGCTCAGAAGAATTTTATTTTAGAGGCGAACAAAAAGTAGAAAAAGCATTAGACTTATATAACAAGTTTTTTATAGAAGGTGCAGATTTAGACAACTACTGCTTAACTGGGGAATTATGAAAATAGAACTCAAACACGATATATTAAACGACAAATACACCGAGTACGTTTATGAAGCTTTTGACATACAAAACAAAGAACAAAGCAACGTAACAATAGATGCTAATTTAGAACATTTGCCAAAACAATGGCACATTGGTGTAGTTTATGGTGGTAGCGGAACAGGTAAAACAACTATATTAAAAAATTTCTTTAAAAAAGAAATGGATACATATAATTTTGATTACAAAAAATCTCTAATATCTAATTTTGATTGGTTAGAACCTAAAGATGCTACTTTTTTGCTGTCTGCTATGGGTTTAAGTAGTGTCCCAACTTGGTTAAGACCATTTCATACTTTGTCAAATGGAGAACAATATAGAGCCAGTTTAGCTTATATGGTTGGCAAAGCAGATGAAAATAATGTAATATTAATAGATGAATATACAAGCGTAGTAGATAGAGATGTAGCAAAAGCTATGAGCAACGCACTACAAAAATACATAAGACGAACAAACAAAAAAATAGTATTAGCGTCTTGTCATTTTGATATAATGAATTGGTTGCAACCAGATTGGATTTATTCACCACAAAAAGGGCGTCTTGAGATAGCGTCAAATCGAAGGCAAAGACCAAGAATTGAATTACAGATATTTCGATGTAGATATGAAACTTGGAAGATATTCAAGCACCATCATTATCTAACACAAGATTTAAACAAAGCTGCAAAATGTTTTGTAGTATTGTTTAATGATAAGCCTATTGGTTTTATGGCAATACTTCCAATGCCAAGCGGAACTATAAAAGATGCTTATAGAGTTAGTCGTTTAGTTGTGTTACCTGATTTTCAAGGTTTAGGAGTTGGTATTAAAATACTTAATTTGTTTGGTGCAATGTACAAAAAGAATAATAAAATACTTTATATTAAAACCTCTAATCCTTCATTATTTAAAGGTATGATAAGAAATAAAGAAAATTGGACTTTAATAAATGAAAGTAACAATGTAGATAAAATAAAAAAATCAAATCTAAAAATAATACAACAAGGCAAAGACAATGGAATAAAACTCCTAAAAGAAAGTATAACTAAAAGTTATAAATACACAGGAGAAAAACACAACGATAATATTAATATTTTAGTATTTAATGCTGATGCCTATAAAGAAGTTGCACAAAATCAAATATCAATGTTTTAAAATAAATGCAAATGAAATATAAAAATTATAAAAAAGAATATTACAACAATGAATTTAATTACCTTATTAGTAAAATGTGTGATGGAAAAAGAAGTATTATGGATATTGATTGTTTTATATCTAAAATTGGTCAAAAAAATTCATTTATAATAGATCACAAAAAACATAATGATAATATAAGTGTCAATACTTTAATACAATTATCTAAATTTGTTGATGTGCAGCTTAATGATACAACAAAATTGAAATCTTTTATAATTAGAAGTGATATAAACACAGAAGATAATAAAACAAACACTTATTCTGTTGTGTATGAATTAAATAATTTTAAAAATGTAATTAATAAAAAAAATAAAAGAGAATATATAAAAGATTATTATACAATTATAAATGATGAAGATTTAAAAAATTTCTTTCAGCCAGAAACACACGAACAAACAAAATTAAAATTGAAACAAAAACTATAATGAAACAAAAGAAACACACACAAATACAACGCATACTTAGACTTGAAAACATAGTTGCTCAAATGTATGTAAAGTTAGAGGCACTAAAACTAATAATAGACAAAGACAATGAAAACAAAGAAATCAATATGGAGAAAGATAAAGGGCAAGTGGGTAAACTTGACGGAGATAAGCAAAGCAAAAAATAAGGTTAAGTTTATATCTTGTGATGAAGCTTCACAAACAAACTATTACAGCAGAACAAATATAAGGTCTAAGATAGCACCAAGCAAAGCACCAGCAAAATCAAAAAAAAGAAAACCAAGATGACAAAAAAAATAGATTACATAAGTGGAACAGAAACCGCATACACAATGAAAGAACAAGAAGAACTTGAGAGCGAAGAAGAAAGAGCTGGGGTTTATGATGATGACTTTGATTATAACGAAATGTTAGATTTTGGCTTAAAAGAAACAAACAGAAAACAAATGCCAGTATTTAGTGGAGTACTTAAATACTTCCCAGATGCAATAAGAGAAGTGGCTAAAACATCTTGGATAGGCAACCAACAGCACCACCCTAACAAACCTTTACATTGGGATAGGTCAAAGAGTGGCGATGAGTTAGATGCTTTAACAAGGCACTTAATGGAAGCTGGGGAGATAGACACAGATTTAATAAGACACTCAGCTAAAGTAGCTTGGAGAGCCTTAGCCAACTTACAAAAAGAATTAGAAGAAAATGGGGAAGCACCCCTAAGTGAATATAATTTAAACAAAGAACAATGGTAATACACAACTACATATTTGACAGTTACAGAATAGAACAAGAAAAAATAAAGGAAGCGATACAACTTCTAAAAGAAAACGGATATATTATACACAAGAAAGAAGAAGTATGAACTTAGACGAACTAATAAAAGAACTAAACACCCTTTACGGATTTGATATAACACAAAGAGTAAGACAAAGACAATACTCGTATGCAAGAAAGGTATATTGTAAACTTGCTAAAGAAGCTGGACACACATTACAATTATTAGGCAGTAAGGTAGGTATATCACACGACTGTGTACTATATCACAATAGAACTTTTAATACAGTAACACACAGCGACAAAGTAATATTTAACAAAATAGTTAGACAGTTTAGGTTGAATGTTGAACTGTGCAAAATGCCAAGAAAGAAAAAGGTAGTTAAAAAAATACCTAAGCAAGTCAAAGCACAAGACCTTTTACTAATAGACGAAATAACAGAAGTACTAAAGAAATGGGAAACAGAAAACCTTATGCAGTTTATAAGTACAAGGCTGATGCCATACGATAAGCTAATAAAAGCTACTAAGCCACAGATACAACCACAAAAGATAAAAGGTGCTAAACTAAAAAGACAAGTTAAAAACCCAGTACTGTGCTAAAAAAATAAAGTTATGTTTATATATTATTGAATAAACAATCTTTTTCAATTATGGACAAAAGAATAAACAATGGTGGTGCAAGGCAAGGCGCTGGTAGAAAACCAAAAGCACAAGAGCAAAAACTAATAGAACGCTTAGACAATATAATAGACAAAGACGAAGCAATAGAAACATTAGGTAAGTTAGTAGCTAAGGGCGATATGAGAGCCTTACAAACCTATTTAAGTTATCGTTATGGTAAGCCAAAGGAAAGTATGGACATCAATAGTTCTGAGGGCTTAAACATCAATTTTAGAGATTTAATAAAATTCGTTGATTAAAGTTAAAAAGAAATATATGCCTATTATTGAAAACGATAGTAGGTACTTTATAGTTAGTGGTGGGCGTGGTTCTGGAAAGTCATTTTCAGTAAACGCCCTTTTAGTTATGCTTACCTATGAAGCTGGGCACGTTATACTATTTACACGCTATACATTAACCTCAGCATACATCTCAATTATACCAGAGTTCTTAGATAAGTTAGAACAGTTTGGCTCAATAGAACATTTCCACATTACTAAGGATGAGATAATAAACAAAAAGACTGGTAGCAAGATAATCTTTAGAGGTATCAAGACATCAAGTGGCGATCAGACAGCAAACCTTAAATCTCTCCAGGGTATTACAACTTGGGTAGTAGATGAAGCTGAGGAACTAACAGACGAACAAAAGTTTGACACCATAGACCTAAGTGTAAGGCAGCAAGGTAAAGCCAATAGAGTAATACTGATATTAAATCCCACAACCAAAGAACACTTTATATATAGACGCTTCTTTGAGGAACGAGGGGTACAAGAGGGAAGCAATACACAAAAGGAAAACACAACCTACATACACACCACTTACATAGACAACATAGACAACCTTTCTAAAAGCTACATAGACCAAATAGACCAGATGCGTAAGCGCAGACCAGAGAAATACAAACAACAAATGCTGGGTGCTTGGATGAGCAAAGCTGAGGGTGTTATATTTAGCAACTGGAGTATAGGCGAGTTCAGAAGAACAAGCGTAAGTGTATGGGGTCAAGATTATGGCTTCGCAGCAGACCCAAGTACCTTAGTTGAGGTAAACATAAACACCAGCACAAAGACAATCTATTTAAAGGAATGTTTTTACTTGCCAAGACTAACCACATCACAAATAGCAGAACTAAACCTTAAACACGCTAACAGTGGTTTGATTGTAGGAGATAGCGCAGAGCCAAGACTACTAAGCGAAATAAAAGCCAAAGGGTGTAACGTAAAGCCAAGCATAAAAGGTCAAGGGAGTGTAACGTACGGAATAAGCCTACTACAAGACTATGACTTGGTGGTAAGTCCAGACAGTACAAACCTCATCAAAGAGTTAAACAACTACCGCTGGTTAGAACGCAAAAGCAACACACCAATAGACAAGTACAACCACTTAATAGATGCGATTAGATACGCAGTAGGCTACCAGTTGCAAAACCCAAATAGAGGTAAGTACATTGTTCACTAAAATAATTTAAAATTGTTTATATATTAATAAGTAAAGTAATATGAAAGTTAATCTAAGAATACCAACAAGCCTTAACGAGATAACCTTAGGACAATACCAAGAGTTTGCTAAGTTAGACGGAACGCTTGAGGACACACACGATACAGCGATACAACTTAAGATTGTAGAGATATTCTGCAAAGTGCCAGAGATAGTAGTACGCAATATGAAAGCCACTGACATAGCTGAGGTATGCGAGATTATCAATACTATGTTTAACACTAACCACCAGCTAATAAATAAGTTTAGTTTAGGTGGTGTAGATTATGGCTTCATCCCAGAACTTGACGATATGACCTTTGGCGAGTATATGGACTTGGACACTTTCATAGGCGATAACGAAAATTTACACAGAGCGGTAAACGTACTGTTCAGACCAATAGAACACAAGCGAGGCACAAGGTACACCATAAAGGATTATGATGCAGACATAAGCGACAACGCTAAGGACTTTCCTTTAGATGTGGTATTAGGTGCTATTGTTTTTTTTTACAGTTTAGGCAAGGACTTATCGATGGTTATGCTGAACTCTTTGGACACGAAGAACGAGAAGGCTTTAGCACAGCATCTAATTTCACAGCCAAATGGGGATGGTTCAATGCACTCTATGGAATCGCTCAAGGCGATATTACAAGATTTAAAAATATCACTGAACTAAACGTACACCAATGCTTAACCTATTTAGAATACACAAAAGAGAAAAACCAAATAGAAGCATCACAGATTAAAAACAAATTCAAATGAGCCAACAAGGAATAAGAGGGTTTTACCAAATAACAGAAACAATAGAAACACAGCTTTTAGCGGATGTGAATGTAAACACAGTTACAACTGGCGATATCTTCGACATTGACTTATCTAAGCAAAGCATATTTCCTTTGGCGCATATTATTGTAAACTCTGTTACACTACAAGAACAAGTAATATCTTTTAACATAACTGTTATGGCTATGGATATTGTGGATGAAAGCAAGGATGCTACTACTGACATCTTTAGAGGTAACAACAACGAGCAAGATGTACTTAACACACAATTAGCAGTTCTTAATAAATTAGTAATGGTGCTTAGACGTGGCGATTTATATAGCGATAAGTTTCAGCTTGAAGGCGACCCATCGCTTGAGCCATTTTACGAAAGGTTTGATAACAGACTTGCTGGGTATGCTGCAACAATGGACGTAATAATACACAACGATATCACTATATGTTAGCAGATAAGTTTTTAAGGGATGAACTAAACAAGTTCGCTAAGTATGTTATACAACAATCACGAAGCAACTTATCTAAGGGCAAAAAGAACGCATCTAAGGAACTTTATAACTCTTTGGGTTACCAAGTATCACAAAGCGCACAAACAACGTCTTTAGTGTTTGATATGGCAGACTATGGTAAGTTCCAAGACAAAGGGGTAAGCGGAACAGAAAAGAAATACAACACGCCTTATAAGTACACTAACAAGATGCCACCTACTAAGTCTTTAGATAGTTGGGTAGTTAGAAAGGGGATAGCACCAAGAGGTAAGGGCGGTAAGTTTGCAAGTCGTGAGGGTATAAAGTTTGCAATAGCAAAGGCGATTAAAAAGAGAGGTATAAGACCAAGTTTGTTTTTTACCAAACCATTCGAGGCAGCTTTTAAAAGATTACCAGACGAATTAGTAGAGGCTTACTCAATAGGCTTAGAGAAACAAATACAAGTAAACATAAACAAATGAGTAAAATAAACGTAAGAAGTCCGTACTACATAACTACTGGCACAGTAACAAACCTAACAAGCACACAGCTTGAG